CATCCCTTACATTTAATTTTCTCCATTCAAGCTTTTCACAAAATGTTTTCGGCTCTTCAAGATTAGGCTTATAACCTGTAATCTTTTCAAACCTTTGTAACTCTTTTCTCATACTCTCTCCCAAAAGTAAAATAAGTACCCCACCCCGAAGAATGGGGTACATCCAATAATCAATTTAATTAGCTATCTATTAACCTGTTCCTGCGGACTTGAGGCAGAAGAAGTTAGCATCAATAATAGGTGAACCATTCAGAAACATTTCAGCTTGGAAGTAGGTATTGGTATCACCAACTTTCTTGATCGGTTCAATGTGAAGCTCATTAGCAATCGCTAAACCATAAGAACTCATCGGCCCGGCAACAGCAACAGTAGCGTCGGAAGTATAAGCAGTAGGAGCACCAGAAGTAAGAATTACCTTTACACCTTCGATGGTTTTTCCTCTTGCAAGTTCCTCTTTATACACATCAGTACCAGCAGTGGTATCGGCCATGATCTGACTATAGAAAACAGGATTCATGATGATCACACCATCATCCACGTAGTCCTGAACTTTAAGAGCAAGCTCTACAAGATCAGCCATATCAGGATAACCAGCAGCATCAACAGCGATTTCATTAGCAGAAGCAATAGCTCCATCTAAGAACAGCCCAGTAAAATTACCAGTAGTACCAGCACCTTGAAGAATACCAGCGTGAATGGCTCTACCAAAAGCATCAGCAAAGATGTTCGGAAGATCACTTTCCAGATCAGCACCACTCATATGAAGAGCGTGACTAGAAACAGGAAGTACAGAAACAAAGCTGTAAGGAGTTAAAGATTTAACACCAAGAACAGCGGTTGAATCGCTACCAACTGATGGTTCACCTTCTGCTGCGTAAGCAGGAACTGCCATAGAAGGATTGAGTACAGGAATGTTGGTAGAAGCGTTAGGTCCATAAAAAGTACGTACCATATTCACCAACGGTCTCTTAGCCTGAATAACTTTTACGATTTCGCTAACTACGTTGTAAGCACCAGTACCGTTAACGGTAATAGCTCTTTTTTCCTGCATAGCAGAACGAATTTCCTCGAAAGCATTTTTAAGCTCTTTGCTATCGGCCTTCTCAATCACAGGAACGTCTTTAATAAAACTTCTCAGTTCCTCATCCTTCTCAAAAGCTTTCACTTGGTCGTTAAGCTGTTCAATTTCAGCTTTCATACCATCGAGCTTTTCCACTTCATCGGCGTTAAGATTTCTCTTTTCAGCCTTTGCACCTTCGACGATTTTTCTGTACTCGTCAGCGAGTGCGCTTCTTTTTTCAATAAGTTTAGACTTATCCATTAAAATATCCTCTTTTTGTTTTCAAAATTATAGAAGAAGTGATTCTAGCTCAGCTTCATAAAGTGAGGTATTCACGCCAGTGTCTTCGACGGCTGGTTCTTCTACCACGGCTTCTTCGCTTGCATTAGAACTATCTTCATTATATAAAGGCTCTAAAATTGCCTTTATCTTTTCTTTATCCCTCTCCTCTAAAGCTTCGTTGAGGGCTTCTACATCAATAGAGAAATCTGACAGACCTCTAAGCGATGCAGTAACACTTGTCATTTCATAAGCAGGAAAGGTAACAGGAGATATTTCATATAGCTTTGCCTCTACGATTGTTCTTTCCTGTTTGCCTTTTTGATTGGCTTGCCAATCATCCTTTATTGCGCTAAAACCAAAGCTACAGTTTGTAATGTATCCATCCTTTACCAAGTTAAAAACATTGCGTGCTTCACTTGTATCTGGTAAAGTTATTTCAGCCTCCAGAGCTGTAGGTGAATCTTTTAATATAAGAGTGTTGTTTCTAACGGCTCCTAAAATCACCGACTCATTGTGCTGATATAAAGCTCTCACATTGTAGCCATCGTTTATGGTTTTCTTAAAACATCCGGGCTTTAGTATTTCAATAAAACCCATATCCTCTGAGCGAGAGTTGTAAGGAATAGTAGCTGTAATGATCTGCTTGCCTTCCTCTGTTTCCTTGGCTCTTAGCTCATAATTTTTATTTGTTCTTCTTTCAATCTCTTTCTTTGTCATATTGCCTATCCCCTTGCGTCTCCTTGTTTGAGGTGATCTTCATTCGCTCCGTTTAACTCTTCAAGTGCTAATTTTGATTTAGCAAAATAAGCGTTAATGTTATCCTCTGTTAATGGAATCATTGTGTTACCAATAAATCGCACATCACCAATCTCTTCTTCTATAGAAGGAAGATTCTCCATCTTCAGTATCTGATTTATCGTTAGCACTCCATTATGAAGCTGCTGTATCTGATTTTCTGTTCTTGATTTCTTATCAGTCTTCAGAAAATTATTGTAATCAAATTCAAAATAAAACCTTTCTCTCTCATAAGGAGTAAGCAACATGTTAAGGAACTCTGCTATTCTGGTAGTCCAAAACTGTAACGTTCTATGCTTAAACATTTCATTTCTTTGCTCTAAGCTGTTATACTTGTTGTCTCCTCTAAAGATGTCATAAGGAATATCAAATACGTTACAGATGTAACGCTCTTGCAGCTCTCTTAACTCAGCGAGTTGAGAGTCTTGATTGCTTGCTGAATCAAGTTGCTCTGCATCAACACCTGGAGGAAGAATTAGAGATTTACCTGCATTCTCCTCACCTGAATAATTGGTATTAAGGTACTTACCGATTGTCTGTATAAATGATCTTGTTTCCTCTCCTGCATCGTTAAGACCATTTGCTTTAGCATATTCATCGATTTTAACTTTCAGCCTTCCACCAGATATCATATTTTCAAAATGATATGAGGCGTAATCATCAAGCCTGTTTGCAAGAGCAATTGCATCTTTAGCAAGAGTGGTTAAGCTCTGCCCTTTTAGCCCGTCATAGTATTTACCGGGAATATGCAACACATCATTTAATGTGTACGGTGTACCAGATACGTTAAAAATCTTTTCTTTCGTTACTGCATTTCTTGTAACCGTGACATGTGCTGCATCAAGTACATATAGAGATGCAATATCACCCTCTTCATTCTTTTGCTTAAAAATATAAGCGTTACCATGCTCTATAAGATTGTCCATAATGCGAGAGAGAAAGAGTGCTATAGGCTCTTCTGCATTTGGCTGTCTCTTAAATAAAGCATATAGAGGATGTCCATATGGAATAATCCTCTCATCCTTGTTATTCCTGAAATACAACTGAACTGGTAGATTACTAATTGTATCTATCAGCATATTCTTACAGCTTGTTACTGTAGTGTTGCGATTTGTACGCAAGAAGTTGGTAGGATATATTGCTGACCGAACATGGCTGAGATTTCTTGTCTCAGCAGCCTTTTTACTTTTCCTGTTAAATATTCCCATGTACTACTCTGCTTTTTTAATATTTGAATTCTTCCCAATCTTTCAAATTGGTTTTCTTTTTCTTCTCTTCAAGCTGTATAAAATGCTGTAGCTGAGCAATCGCAATAATTGAGGTTATGACTGGATCAACCCTTCTGCTTGAACTTGCGTATTCTTTTCTCACCTTTATGCCGTAGTTGTTACGCTCCAACTCTGCATTGCTTATACACCACGCCATTGTAGGAGAAGGATCAATTACACTTCCCATTAGCACTTGATTGTAGAAGAGGCTTGTAGGCTGACTCATATACTGCGTTGTCTGAGGAAAGCGAAGAAGCTTATAATTCTTATTTAATAAATCTTCACTATCATCATCAATGAACTGCTTATCGTAGCTCACTTCTTTAATCTTCAAATAACGCTTTTTCTCTGCTACAAGATCAGCTGCAATAATTTCATTCTTAATTATTGGCCCCGGAATAACATCTACCCATCCTTCTTTAATCCACTGATAGAAAAGGTAGCTATCTGATTTCATCTTATTTGCGATCTCTTCTTGAGGAACATAAATATGATGCTTCAAATAGTATTTACGTATCTCAGGTATCCAAAAAGCTATGGTGTACACTGATAAGTCATTTCTTAAACTTAAATCTACACCAACTGTTGCTAAACAATTTTTTAACTTCTCATCCGTCAGATATTCTTTATACTCTTCATAGTTGCCAGCACTTACACTCCAACGTTCTGCTGAAATCCAAGTAGTGCTATTATCATGTACCCATTGGTTAAGGTGTAACGTTCTAATCTGTATTTCATCTGATGTAATACCAGCTTTAGCATTTTTAAGCTTTCTCTCAAGCTCCTCCAGCATTATAGAAACATCAAGATTAGGATTAGCCTTTTTATATAAAGAAGAATCTGTCCAATCATCTCCTTCATCTAATTGATAAAGAACTGGAAGATAGGATTCATCTTCAATAGTACCATCCAATATCTTTATACACTTCTTCCACTCTTCATATCCAACACTTTCTGTGTTTGGCTGAGCTGTTGTGCTCATTACAACTAATGCTTCTGCTCTCTTTGAACAACTGGATAAGGTGTTGTTATATACTTCAAAATTCCTTATCTCTGCTATCTCATCCAACACCGCTACCGAGAGGTTCTTTCCATTTATTCCCTCTGGTCTACCTGAAAGTGCTCTACAGGTATTTTCTTTATTACGATTGAATATCTGTGCTGTAGTAAAATCAAGCTGACTGCTTAAAATCTCACTATTTCTAATGAACGATTTTATGTTGTTGAAAGCAATCTCACTCTGTTCTTTTCTTGCAGCTACTACTACTGCCTCTCCACCTCGATTAAATAATAAGTCTAATGCCATTATTATTGAATCAAGGACTGTTTTTCCGTTTCCTTTACCAGTTAAAAGATACACGAACTTAAAGCGTCTGATATGATTGTCTTTACGCTTCCAGCTATAAATCTGTGCTAAGTACCATTCTTGCCACGGCTCAAGAACAATCTTTTGCCCTGCCATATCACCCTTTACATGTGACATCTCTCCAACAATGGTTAATATCTTCTCAAGCACGCTGTCATCAAAGTAATAAGGAAACTCTGCTTTATGCTGTTCCTCTCTGTACTCTCTATCTAATTTCTCAACGATCTTAATAAGATATTTATTAGCTATTATTTTTCTCTGTAAAATCTCCTCACTGTACTGTTTCCACGCCATCATCCTAAACTTTTCTCTCTCTTATATATTTCTCTTATAAACTTCCTTGCGTAATAAGTTCTAAAGCTTTATTTAATTTACCTTCTTCATTTGCCCGTACCATATTTGCAAGAGCTTTATTTCTTGCATCAGGAGTGATGTAATATTTGCGAGCTAAATCAGTGAAAGCTTTTGTAAGCTTCATAAGCTGGTTTTGGTATTTAAATACCATCTCTGGTGCATCTTGCTTCTTTGCTTTCTTTAGCTCAACTTTTACGAAGTTAATTTCCTCTAGATAATCCCCCAGCATGTACAGTGAAGGAATATCCTGAGATAAAAGCATTTCATATTTCACAAGATTTTCGGTGAGAAATTCAAACTGTTCTTTAACAGGTTTTTTCCACCCTCTTGCTGGCTCCACTGCTACAATCTTCTCACCCTTAAATTCATAGAGTAAATGGCCGTGTTTGCATTTATGAAATGTGCCTTCTAGTTCAAGTTGTTTTCGTGGTTTTGGCATCATAATATTAAATCTCTAGTATCTCTAATCCACTGGATTTGATTTTTTGATTAAAATCGAGGTAAAAAAAG